CCTCCCCGACACGCTCAGAAACGATGCTGGACAGTCCTTTTAAGACCCGACCTGATCCAGATCAATGACAACTAAGCCCAAGAAGAGCAAAGCCTTACGAGGGGCAACTAAACCAAGGCTTCACAGCCCACTTCTCAAAGGCCAAAACAAGCTGCAAGATGTAAAAGATCTATGCGTAATTGTGGGCATACCGCTATTACCATGGCAGGAGTTCGTGCTAAAGGACATCCTGACTGTGGACAAAAAAGGGCTGTGGATTCGCAAGACAAACCTGATTCTTGTGGCTCGCCAAAACGGAAAAACACATCTGGCGCGTATGCTGATCCTTGCTCACCTAATCAAGTGGAATACCAATGTCCTAATCATGAGCTCTAATCGCTCAATGGCACTAGACACATTCAGACAGATAACTACCCTATTGGAGACCAATGACCACCTCAAAGGATTCGTCAAACAGATCAGACACGCTAACGGCACAGAGTCAATTGAGATGCTATCTGGCGCAAGGCTCGATGTTGTTGCAGCAACTAGAGACGGCTCTAGAGGTCGATCAGTCAATGGACTCCTCTACATCGATGAAATACGAGAGATCACAGAGGATGGATTTAGAGCTGCAACTCCTACAACTAGAGCTCACCCAAACTCTCAAACGCTTCTTACCTCTAATGCAGGAGACGCTTTCAGCGTTGTACTCAACGACTTACGAGAAAGAGCCATTGACTACCCACCTAAGTCATTCGGATTCTATGAATACTCAGCTCCTCAATACTGCAAGATAACAGATCGAAATGCATGGGCTTTGGCTAACCCCTCTTTGGGATACACCATCACAGAGGAGGCGATTGAAGAGGCGATTGCTACTTCACCGATTGAAAACACGCGTACTGAGACTCTTTGTCAATGGATCGACTCGTTAAGTAGTCCATGGCCTCACGGCATACTTGAGGAAACCTCTGACAGCACCCTAGAAATGGCGGTAGGTGCTTACACAGTATTTGGCTTTGATGTCAGCCCTTCAAGGCGTAACGGCTCACTCGTTGCTGGTCAATTGCTCCCAGATGGCAGGATTGGCATTGGAATTTTAGAGACTTACAGCTCACAGGTAGCAATAGACGAGTTAAAGATGGCAGCAAGTATAAAAGCATGGTGTGACATCTATAAGCCTCGCTTAGTGTGCTTTGACAAGTACGCCACACAGACGATTGCAGATCGATTGACGAATAGTGGTGTTATCTGCGAGGACGTAAGTGGGCAGCAATTTTACAAGGCTTGTGGAGACCTCTTAGAGGGCTTAGTAAACCACCGAGTCGTTCACAATGGTCAGGCAGAGTTTATTCAACAGATGAATAACTGCGCGGCTAAGGTCAATGACTCAGCATGGCGTATTATCAAGCGCAAGTCAGCAGGTGACATCTCAGCACCTATCGGGATCGCCATGGCAGTTTCCAAGTTGATGATCCCTCAGCCTAAGCCTCAGATATATACTTAGACACACCCTCGGCGTGTTGTCTAATTACTTGACAAATGATAGACTTTATGACTATGGGTCTATTTCGCAAAACTGATGCAACCACTAATGACACTTCATTAAAAGCGCAATATGCCCCACAAATTTTGGGTGATCAATTCTACCCGACCAATAACTATTATTTCACTCCAGCTCTATCTCGTTTAGATGCGATGTCTGTCCCATCAATTAAGCGATGCAGAGATTTAATCGCTGGCACTATCGCTAGTATCCACCTTGACTATTACAAGAAGTCCACAGGTGAAAAGATAGCCTCACCTCGATGGATTGAACAGCCTACAATCAACCAGCCACGCTTTGTAACAATTCTGTGGACTGTTGATAGTTTATTGATGTATGGAAGTGCTTACTGGCAGATCAAAGAAGTCTATGCTGAAGATGGCCGCATGGCTCGCGCTGAATGGATCGCTAACACTCGCGTTTCATTTGATACAGACTTTCCCTCAAATATAATTACTCAGTATTATGTCGATGGTATTGCCATACCTATGACTGGTATTGGATCACTTATTACATTCCAAAAGGATGAAGGTATCCTTACCACATCTGCACAGACTATTAAGTCTGCTATTGATATTCATAGAGCTGCTGCGATTGCCGCCCAAACTCCAATGCCTAGCGGATACATCCGCAATAACGGAGCAGACCTAGATCCTAAAGAGGTTTCAGGATTACTTGCAGCATGGAAAAATGCTCGCTTGAATCGTGCTACTGCATACTTGACATCTACTCTTGAGTATCAGCCAACATCATTCTCACCTAAAGAGATGATGTACAACGAGGCTATTCAGAATCTATCTACAGAGATCGCTCGCTTGTGTGGAGTGCCACCCTATTACCTTTCAGCTGATCAAAATAACACAATGACTTATGCCAATGTGCAGGATGAGCGCAGACAGTTCATTTGGATGATCCAGCCTTACATTAGTGCAATTGAGGCAAGGCTTAGCATGAATGATGTATCCACCGATGGACATTATGTCAAGTTTGCAGTCGATGAGACATTCCTACGCACTAACCCAATGGATCGTTTATTGGTACTTGAAAAGATGTTAGCACTTGATCTAATTACTGTAGAGCAAGCGCGTGAAATGGAAGATCTATCTCCTAACGGAAGCGAAACAGAATAAATGGAAACTCTATACATTGAAGCCTCATCAATCGAGTGCTCAGAGGAGCGCAGAGAAATCTCTGGCAAGATCGTGCCAATGGGAACAGGCGAGGTAGGTAACACTAATCTAGGCGCGTATGTCTTTGAGGCTGGGTCTATCGAGATCGCAGACCCAACAAAGGTTCGTCTTTTGTCACAACATAATGCACAAAAGCCAATCGGAAAAATGATTTCAGCAGAAACACGCGAAGATGGTATTTACGCTGTATTTCGTTTAAGTCGTAGCACAGCCGGTGCAGATGCTTTAATCATGGCACAAGAAGGATTAGTTACAGGCTTATCAATCGGTGCAGAGATCAAAGCATCAAAGCCTTCACGCGATGGACACACAGTCGTTACAGCGGCAACACTAAAAGAAGTTTCTCTAGTAACTGAGCCAGCATTTAAGTCTGCTCAGGTATTAGAGATAGCAGCAGAGGAAGTTACCCCTGCTGAACCAACCGAAACTACAGAAAGCGAGACAGCCACCGTGGAAGATACCACTCCAGCAGTCGAAGCAACACCAGTTGAAGCGGCAGCCGTAGAAGCTGCTCGCCCAACAGTTACAGCAGCATATTACACAAAGCCACGCATTGATCTATCAAACGAGGCTTTCCTAGAAAACACAATTCGCGCACAGTTTGGTGATGACAATGCTCGTCAGTACCTTGCTGCTGCTTCAGATACAACAACAACAGATGTAGCAGGTCTTGTTCCTACTCGTCAGCTAACAGAGATCATCAACGGCAAGACAACAGCAACACGCGCAGCCATTGATGCAATCTCATCAGGCACACTTCCAGATGCAGGAATGAAGTTCCAGATTCCTCGTGTAAAAGTTGCTCCAACTGTAGAAGTAGAGCCAGAAGGCGCAGCGTTCTCAGATACTCAGGTTGAGATCGAGTACCTAGATGTAGATGTTAAGAAGTTTGCTGGAATGCAACTATTTGATGTTGAAGTCCTTGACCGCACATCACCTGCGTTCTTCTCAGAGCTTCAGAAGCTCATGGCAGATGCTTATGCTAAAGCAACAGATAACTATGTTATTGGTGAGTTAGCAGCTGGAGCAACAGCAGATACAACAGGAATCACACTACCTTGGGATGGAGACGCTTTCTCAGCGTTTATTTCTCGCGGAGCAGCTTCTATCTATACAAATACATTTAAGTTCGCTACAGGTGTAATTGTTACTCCTACACAGTGGGCTAATATCATGGCACTTAATGACACAACAAAGCGCCCAATCTTTACAGCAGCACAACCAATGAACGCTATGGGCGCAGTTTCACCTGCATCGCTACGCGGTCAGATTTTGGGTCTTGATCTCTATGTTGATTACACATTCTCTGGAGCATCAGACAATTCAATCTTTATCGTAAACCGCGACTCATACACATGGTACGAGTCACCACGCCTACAGCTACGCGCTGACAAGGTCGGTACAGGCAAGGTTGAAGTTGGATACTACGGCTATGGTGCTGTAGCAACCAAGATCGATGCAGGTGCTTTCGCGTTTAACGCAACACCAGCATAAGAAAAACCCTAAGTCGCTCTGAGGGGTAGTAGCCCTCTACCCCTCAGAGTCTTTAGAAAGGAAAACAAATGGCACTTACAACAGTTGCAGAATTACGCGCCACACTAGGCGTAGGCACATTGTATCCAGATGCCACTTTACAGGAAGTGTGTGACGCTACAGATGCAGTCCTACTTCCAATGCTATGGGCTAACACAGANTTTGCTATTGCCAAGGAAAACACNGGCACAGTCGGTACTCTTTATTTTGAGACAAGCGTAGAAACTATTTATTTTATTGGTCAATCAATCAAGATTGCCAATGCAGGATCACACTTCAACGGCACTAAAACAATTACAGGGGTCAGCAATAGATCCATTACTGTAACTACAACACATTTAACAGACACACCTAAGCAACCTATTAATCCTTATGCAGTAGTAACAGATGGAGAAACACAAGACTGGGCATTAGATATGGCAGTCCAGCAAGCCGCTTTGATGGTATCTGTTGAAATCTGGCAAGCGCGTACAGCCACCCTTTCGGGCAGTAACGCTGTCGATTTCCAGCCAAGCCCTTACCGAATGAGCGCACAGCTTCTCGCTAAGGTGCGAGGATTGATCGCACACGCCCTAGACCCTCGCTCGATGGTGGGATAATGCCTGTTGCTGTCACTACACTCCGAACCACATTAGCCACGGCATTAGTCGATAACGCTAAGTGGCAGACCTTCGCATTTCCACCTGCCACAGTCCTTGCTAACTCTGTAATTGTGTCTCCAGATGATCCATATTTGACACCTAGCAATAATCAGCACATCACTATCAGCCCAATGGCTAACTTTAAGATTATTATGACTGTGCCTCTGTTCGACAATGAAGGCAACCTTAACGGCATTGAAGATACAGTCTGTGGCGTGTTCGCTAAGCTCGCAGCATCACCTTTGACCTATAAT